AGGATGTGGAGACAGTAGAAACAGAAGGTCTGTCTTGGATGTAGAGATAACTATAATTAGAAGTAACTCGTTAATCATATTTGAATCTGACCCTCAAGACGCTGCTCCTGATATTTGGTATGAATCATCTAAAACCTACCCTATATTTAACGAAGAATGTGCAATAGATATTTCTGTTGATTCAGCAGAACCTAGTCCTTTACAATTTGATTATGATATACAAGGAGTTTCTAACAGTGTAGTAGTAGCACCGGGTACGGTAACAACAGTATACGGAGATTGCAACACGGCAGCAGTAAGTGGAACTACTCCACCTAGTGACCCTGCCAATATTAACATTGTAAATACTCCTATTTCAGGTTCAATACATACAGGTAACATACAAGACCAAACTCCAAATCAATCGGCAATAATTGATACTGAATTTTTTAATTGTTTTGCTTTTGGAAATGGAGTGGAAAGTTTTAAAATTCAAGACTCAATTGTAGGTAAGCCACTAGAACTTGGTAACAGAGTAACTAGTACATCAGAGCAAGATTATAAAGAAGCTCACAGATTTGCAGATATAACTTATAGTGGTGTAATCAATGATGAATCTAACATAAACAGATTAAATCAATTCAATCTTGGTCTATTAAACTTCAAGCCACTTGAAGATAAATATGGACCTATCACAGTATTAGATGGAAGAGAAACAGATATTCTTGTGCTACAGGAAGATAAAATATCTTATGTGCTTACAGGTAAAAACTTATTGTCTGACTCAGCAGGTGGTGGTGCAGTTACTTCGGTGCCTGAAGTATTAGGAACACAAATTGCACGAATCGAAGAGTATGGTAATAGTAACAACCCGGAAAGCTATGTGCAATGGGGAGCAGATAAATTCTTTACAGATGCCAAGCGTGGTGCAGTACTTCAGTTAAAAGGAACTACAGGTCAATCAGAACAACTAGGTGTTATTTCAGAAACCGGCATGAGGTCTTTCTTTAGAGATTACTTTATAGAAAGTTTTAATACATTTAAGTTCGGTGGTTATGACCCTTACATGAACGAATATGTTTTAAATCGTTCAGACAGAGAGCAACCATTTGAACCACCTGTAATAAATTGTGGTGTTACTCAAACGGTTTTATGGACAGGAGCCAATACACTACAATATGTATATGACCTCGGAGGCTCAGTAGGTCCTGTCGAAGTTACTACTACCGTGACAAACTATGATGGCACACCAATACCTATTCTTGGAACATACAATGGTGTTGATGTTATCAATGCATCTTTAACCGGAAATGGTACAGTTACCTTTACCTTTAATAAACAATCTGTTGTTGCCACCGAATTATTATTACAACTACAAACAGGTGGAGCAGGCAACGAGTCAGTAAATGTAGAAATTACCGTGACCTGTCCTGATGCTCCACTAATCGATATTATTCAAGTAGCAATCACATCTGATAATGAAGCCGGTCAACTAATACATGATGAATACAGATGGACAGATGGTATCTTTGTAAGTGCCTTACAATCAGAACAAGTTGTGTTTGGAAACGGAACAGGCTTAATAGTTTCTCAGTTTACTCAAACTCAAGCAGCACAAGGAGGTAATTTGGTTCCGGCTAATGGTGCGACTGTAAGAATTATAAGTAATAAAATTCCTGCTGATGGTGATGATTTTAATTTTGACCCATTCTCAAACAAGTTTAGATACCTTAGAACAAATGTAAATTACACTAATAGTCCTACTTCAATTGCAGCATTATTAGCTAACCCTAACACACAATTAGCTACTCCTATTCTAGGTGGTGGAAATGTTTATGAAGCAACTTTTGCTATGCCAAACACATCAGATAGTAAATTGTATTTAGTTTGGGACTACAGAAAACCAACTCCTTTAGAGTTATGCTACTCATCAGTATCTGCTGAAGAAGCTTGTTGTGATTGTTCAGGAACACCTATTCCTGATGCAAATAGATTTGCTGATTTGTGTATAGATTCAGAAGCAACTCCGGGTTCAGGTCAACCTTTACAAGTGATTGTTCCACCTCAGTCAGGTGTAACAGAAAATACTTTTGTCACAGTAGCAGCAGCACCAAATTGTGTATATAAAGTTGGAGTTGAAACTCAAAACAATTCTACTACTACAATTAATACTGTATTAACAAACATCAGTTCATGCTTACAGATTTGTAACACATACACAATTACAGGTGGAACAGGTGGTGGTAGTTATAGTTATAAAGATTGTGGTGGTACAGTACAGTCAGGTAATACTGTAGCTGAAGGAGTGTCCGACCAAGTATGTGCACAATCAATCAGTACAACAAACACCACCAACACAATGGATTGTAGTTGTCTATTGACTTGGGAAGTTGAAAGATGTCAGATAGACAATACGGGTGTAAAACCAATTGAGTATATTGTACAAGATGGAGTTGTTCAGATTGGAGATATAGTCACACTGACAGGAGAAGGAGAATGTACTTACAATGTGTTGCAGTCATCATCAAATGCAGCAACTGCTACGCTGAATAGCATAGTAGCTGAGTGCGCTTGTAACGAATACACTATAGAGAATCCAAGTCCAACTGAAACTAGAACTTTCTTCTATACCGATTGTGATGACCAAGTACAGACATTGACTCTTATACCAACGTCAGTTCAGATTAGATGTATTAAATCATTTACGCAACCACAACAATTTAATGTAGCGTTTTATTCATGTGGATGTCCAATATTACCTTAAAATTTAAATTATGGCAGCAACATTAGGAAATTATTTTATTGACGCACCAACCTTAGCTACAGCTACGGCAGTATTTGATGATGCTGAATTATCAGTCTGCGCTGCTGACGGGTTTTATTCTGATGGCAATGTAGTTAGGCAGCAATTTAATTGCGTGCTATTGGCTAACACAACTTGTCCAAGTTGCGAGGCTGAATGTACTTCTAATATTTCAGAGGGTGGTGGCTCAGGTATATATAATCTTTCTGTAAATCTTGGAAGCGCATTGGGAGCAATGATAATTTATTTCAACCCACAAAGTGTGCCGGATGGTATAAGAGCCATATTTAATGGTACAACTTACAACGAAGTAACGAGTCCTAACTTTGGATATTTGGCTTCGCAAACTTCCGGTAATTATGTGGTGCTCGGAAACTCAGGTAGTGATTGTACTCCTTCAATTGCAAGTACACTTGCAGGAGGTGGATATAATAATTTAGATGAATATGAATATAACTCGGTAACTAGTTCATTTGACCAAACAGGAACAGGAGTAGGAGTAGTAACCGGAGTCGCTTCAGATGTTAATTTAACAGCAAGCGCTCCCGGATTTTGCACTATGGTTGTTCCTAGACCAACTAATGTTTCGTCTACAGCTCTTATACAGATAGTAGGATTTTGTGGAACTGCATGGGATGTCGAACTTAATTGTCCGGTTGCGCTAACAGCTACACCTATAAGTGTAGCAGGCAGTAATTGTGTTAATGTTTTCCCTGACAATGTTTTCGTTGCTCCAAACAGAGGTGGCACTGCAGGTGAGCCTGCAGTATTTGAGTTTGCTTTTACTGACGGTGATGCTACTACTAAATATCCTGCAGGTGTATATACCATAAATCCACCATCAGGTAAAAAAGACATTACGATAGATGCTAACGGAGTAATAACTTTAATAACAAACTGTCCATAATATGATACCAATTACAAAAGAAAATAAATGTACAATAACTTATAGCGAAGACTCAAAAGGTTTCCCATCCTTCTATACTTATTGTCCCGAGTTTATCAAGGGAATGAATCAATATTTATATACATTCAAAGGTGGAAACTTATGGAGACATAACACTAATGATACTAGAAACAATTATTACGGTGAACAATATCCTTCTAGAATTACAAGTGTGTTTAATGAAGCACCACTTCAAAACAAAATATTTAAAACAATAAATTTAGAAGGAGATGATGCGTGGAGTGCTAGACTTTTTTCAGACATTCAATTAGATGGCGAGATAGAAGCAAGCTACTTTGAGCAAAAAGAAGGAGCATGGTTTGCATTTATTAGAAGCGATGGACCAACCGGTCCTAACACAGACTCAAGCCAATGGGAGTTAAGAAGTATAAATGGTATTGGGGTAGCAGATTCTTTTGATACCACTAACCCTGCAGATATATTAATTACTTTCCCGGCAGGAATAAATCCGGGCAGTATAATTAGTGTAGGTGACTTTATGTATTTTGCAGTTGGTCCAACATTCAGTTCACCACAGTTTTCAGGAGTGTTGACAGGTATAACAAGAAACGTAGATGTGTTTACAATATCAATTAATTCAACTGCAGGTGGTGCTTTTCCGGCTCCACAACCTACAGTTTTACCTACAAGTAATGATTATTGGTTTTTTATTAAGAATCCAATTTCAGAATCACATGGTATATTAGGGCATTATTGTGAGTTTGAGTTAACTTTAGAGGTTACTACACCATCAGAACTATTTGCAGTAGAGGCAGATGTAATGAAAAGTTTTCCTTAAAATTTAGTATATTTGTTGTATGGTTGACATAGACGACCCACTACTAGCTGAAAGAGTTTTAGGTGGTATTCCTCAGTTGACAGGAGTAATGTGGGATAAAATTAAAGCTTTTCAAGAAAGAGTTAATGAATTTGAAGGTACTGTAAACCATAAGGCAGGTGAAGATTATGATGAAGGAATGGCAAAAATGTTTCCTTTAAAGGAGCATTTAGAAGGAGGTATATATACTAGGGAGTTATTCATGCCAAAGCATAGTGTTCTTGTTAGTATGATACATAAACAAAGTCACCCAACTTTTATAACAAAAGGTTGTTGTTCCTATCTAGATGATAAAGGTGTAATCAGACAAGTGAAAGCACCTCATACAATATTTACTCAGGTCGGTGCACAAAGAGTTATTTTTATGCATGAAGACACGACTATAGTAGGTGTATATAAAACAAACGCTAAAACTTTTAAAGAAGCTGAAGCTGATGTTTACACAAATAATTATAACGACCTTCCTAAAAAGGTCATAAAGAAAATTAAAAAATTATGGCAGGACCGGCAACAGGATTTTTGATAGCAGGATTGGGGTTGCAAGCAATTACCTCAGCAGCTTCTTTTATACAGGCAGGGCAAAGCAAAAGAGAAATGCGAGACGCAGAGTCTAAAGCAGAGGCTATTATGAGGGACGCTAGAAGAAGATTAGATGTTAACTTTTACGAACCATTAGCCATAAAAAAAGAACCCTATGAACTTCAAAGGGAAGCCATGTTGCAAACAACAGGCACTATGGTTGATGCTTTAAGAGAAGGAGACCCAAGAGGACTTGCAGCAGGAGTTGGTAGAATTAAACAAGCCGAACAAAAAGGACAAGGTGCTACTCGTAGTGCAATGAGCAAAGAACAAGGACGCTTAGAAGAGTTAGTTGCAAAAGAAGATTCAAGATTAAGAGACCTTAATGTTCAATTAGATTTAGGTGAGATTCAAGGGCAGCAAGCTGCAGCAGCAGATGCTGAAAAGAGAGCTGCTGCACAAATGCAGTCAGGTATAGCAGGAGCAGCAGGTGCGCTACAATCAGGACTACAATTGATTCCATTATATCAACAGCAAACTCAACTGCAACAAGCTGCTTTAGGAAATGCAGAATTTAGTGACGAACAATTGGCAGCATCAGGATTGACGAGAGACCAATTTGAAGGTATCCCTGATTTAAGTAGGCGTGAATTTAGGCAGTTAAGAAGAGGTTTAACTGATACGCAAAGATTAAATTTATTTGGCAATAAATCTTATCAAGACCAATATGCTCTAGGGTTATCTGCCGGGTTTGGAAATACACTTGACCCAAATCAAAACAATAATCAAAACAATAATCAATCAGTAATACAACAGACAGGACCAAGAGGAGCTAGCTATGTAGAGGGTGGTAACCTTTTTGAGTGGGATGTGTTAACACAACAGTACATTAACAAGGGAATGGCATCACTAGAAAATATAAATAATATGTCGATGACTAAATGATAAAAATAATAAACTAGTATGACAAAATTTGGTTATGTAAGAAGAGAGGCAAACAGTCAGGTAGATTGGGGAGCAGTAGCTACTCAATTTACAACTGTATTACAAGAAGAAGCTAGGTCAAGAGAGGAACAAAAAGCAGCAATAGACAAAGCTTCTAGAGAAATGGTAGAAACTCTACAAAATTCTCCCATGGGAGATTATGTGGATGGAAATACTTTTATTTCTGATTATGCTAATGACGCACAACAAGTTTTACTTACTCAAGACAGGCTTTTAAAACAAGGAGTTTTAGCTCCTAGACAATACTCTATTGTAAGAGCAAACCTAAACGATTCAAATAAAATGATGTTTAAATTAGGCGAAGCTTATCAAGAAGCATACAAGTTAAAAATGGAAAGAATGAACTCTGCTGACCCGGCAACAAGGTCTCAAATGTTAGAGCCTTGGCTAATGGAACAAGCAGAAGGACTATATAACTTGCGTAACACTAAAGCACTAATCAATCCTAATGATGGAATGGTATCAATTGGACTTTGGAAAAATGGAAAAATGGATACTGACCCGAGTAGTTTTGCCACAGTCAATCAGTTAATGGGAAATCTAAAAGGAACTTATGACTACTACGATGTGAGGAAAGAAGTTCAAAATGCTGTTAATGAATTAGGAATGATTGATGAAGTTGCAATTGCTCTTGCAGGTAAAGAGGGAGGTCTTGACAGAATATTAACTACTACATCTCAAGGAGGTAAATATAGTGGAGATAATGAAACTCTTAAAAATTATTCTGAGTGGCTTGATTATACATCAGACGCAATGATGTCAAATCCATACAATGTAACTTCAATATTGACTAATGAGAATTTGAGAGATAAAGATGGAAAGCAATTTACCTTTACTTTTGAGAAAGACCCAAATAAAAGAAAGCCAAATGAAATTTATTTAAATAGAGAATTGAATAGAGCCGGTATTCCTGAGTTTACCGATGAACAAAAAACCATAGTCAAGGATGCTATCAAACAAAGACTAAATGACTCGGTAGATAAAAAAGTAGGAGTACAAGCAAGCAGACAACCATTTGACCCACCTGATACAAGAGTCGAGGGAAGACAAGGTAAGGTAAATGAGAAGAAATTTAACATGCTATCTAGCCTTTATTATGGAAACCAAAGAGAAGTTGATGCAGCAGAAACATACTTCCGAGATACGTTAGGTGCTAGTTCAGTTAAAAAAGTAGGTAACAAGGTATTAGTAACTACAACAGACAAAAACGGACAACAAATTACCAAAGAAGTTTCAATGCTAGATGCAAATGGTGTGCTAATGCCATTTACAACATTTGCTGAATCAGCAGTGTTATTAACAGGAGTATCTAATATTGGTGACAGTGTTAACCTTGCAGGAGGTGTGAAAAAAGGTAAAGTTAAAAACATAGTAGCAGGCGAGGATGAAGGAACTTATGTTATTGAGTTTGAAGGTGGAAGAAAAGAAACAAGAAAGCTAGGTCAAAATGAAAAAGTAACAGATGATAAATATACTAAGCAAATAGGTAAAACCATTGAGTTTGGTTCTCAAACTGCTACAGGTAGTGGTGCAGGTATAACGGTAAGTGAGTCACCTAGTGAGCAAGTTAACAGATATTACGATGAAAAATTAGATTCTAACTTGTTCTATGCACAAAATGATGATGATACAGGAGATGCATTAACAGCGTTACTTTCACCATTTGGATTTACTGTAGAGGTTCCGAATAGTGCATTCTCTACGGTAACAATTAAAAAGGGAGACACCGTACTAGACCTAAATAGTAATCAAGATACTCCGGCTCAAGCTGAGGAAATGCTACAAAAACTTCTTGCATTTGTAAAAGGAAACACAAGTGTAGTAGAGGCAGAAGGACAACAAGCGTACCTAAACGAGCAAGTAGGTGCTCAAAGTAGAGGCAGTGGCAG